TGCTCAATTGCAAATCCTTCAACCACTTGTTTATACTTTTGTTCATATAATTGCAAGAGGTCTTGTGGGCCTTTTAGGAAGCCATAAGCTTCGACTAGGCATGCATACAATAGTCCGTTGGGAAAATTTAAACTTATGTATGTAGTAGTATTTGTAGCCGATAATCCAGCATCTTTCAAGATATAATTTAACTGAATTGTAAAATTAGCATTTGGCGTAGGAGCAAATACAATGTGGTTTTTGTCCCACCAGCTATAGTATTTTGGAATCCCAGTATCTCCTTTAGGGTTGAACTCAGACATAAAGCTAGTATCTCTCCATTGTAAGAAGTCTCTATTATTAGCTTGACCTACTCCATCAGAATCTACAATCTGAGCAGATCTAATTACTAAAGTATTATCTGGAGTTTGAATAAATCTAGTTCCACTTGCTAAAGCAGCTGTTGCATATCTTCTGTTATTGTCAGAATCTACATCTCTTAAAATTCTAAACTCAGCATCATCTATAAAATCATTTACAATAGCATCAGTTAAAACTGTACTTGACACTTCTGTATAATCTCTAATCTTTTGAACTAATTCAGCGTACGTCATGATATATTAATTGTTACACTCCCTAATCTTGTTACTGCTTGTCTTCTACCATTAATTACTCCCGGATCATCAGGAACCATACTGCCATTACTAACAGTTTGGAATGCAAAGTCACCAGGTAAAGTTAAACTAGCTACCATATTACCACCACCAATTTGATTTGGTGGAAAATTTTGAGGTCTTGCTTGTTCTAAACCTTGTGGATCAGCTACAAATGGTTTTGGTTCTAATTGTGGTTGTTTGGGTTCATACTCTGAAGTATGTACAAAAGCCCCATTCCATTCAGTCACCATTTGTCTCCAAGGAAATGCTTGACCACTCCTATCTGAAATCGCTAATGCATATTTTCCTTTTGCAAACTTCGCCATTAAATCTCCGGATAATAAGTTTTAGGAGAAATATAAACACTTGCTGGTGATCCGTCTTCTTGCAGCGCTCTGTTTAATTCATCCTCATAAATTAATTTACATTCTTGTGTTCTTTGTGGAGCTTTTTTCATTGACAGATAATAAGCTAGACCTGCACACATACATGGTACAAATCTATTAACTACATCTGCTTCGTTAGTATAGTCTCCAGCATCTTGAATTCTTTTTAAATAATAAAAATGTACAAAATTCCCTGCTTGTGTAGTTCCAGGAGTTAAATACAAAGTCATTGTAACTTTATCTATAAATCTTTGTACCCAATATTGTGAAGGTTGACCTGTTGCAGTTTTATTTGAAAATGCAGAATATTGAGATCTATTTATTTTTGAAAGAGGAGTGTCAACATTAGCAGTCGTTCTATAACTGGCTTCCAGAATATCTGAAGCACCATAAACGGCTGTAGGACTTGACGTTCCATCAGTTGTAGATCTAAAAATTGTATATTCGTTTTGACCTGAAACTAATGTAAAAGTATTTTCAGCAATTTCCCAAAAGTGCGTACCTCGGTTTTGCCATTCTTGAAACATTATGTTTAAAGAACGTCTTGCTGTTTTTAAGTCATTACCTGAGTAATCAAAGAAACCTAATCTTTCAAAAGCTTCAGTTATAACATCATCTATCGAGAAAGTTTTCTCGAATGTAGTTGTGCCTGAGAAAGCCATTTAAACTCCCTAATCGTTATTTCCACCGCTATGAAAGACAGTAGCTGCTATAACATGCTCAGTAGTAAAGTTTGTATAAACATCTGTTTTAAACAAAATTGGTTGTGGAAAATTTATAGTAATTCCACCTATTGCTGCAGGTGTTTTACATTTAAATTTTAAAGTTCCACCAGATCCTCCATCTCTTAAATGAAAGTCACCTGATGTAGTACCACTATCTAAAAAAACTCCGTAGACTCTAGTTCTTCCAGATTGAATAGTTTTTGTTTCAGTTGTTACATTTGTGCTACTTATGTCTTGCGATGATCCAAATGTTGCCATTATATTTTCTCCTTAAAATTTTATGCGGGCCCGAAGGCCCACATCTAATTATTTATTAGTTACCAAAAGGTGTAGCGATTGTGCCCGCACCGATTAGTACACCTTCAACCATATAAGTGTTAGCTGCTGTTGCAGTAAACTTAATTCTAGATCCGATTAAACCACCTGTAGTAGCAGTTCCAGCTTCTCCGTTTAAGTTTACAACGTCGTTTGCTGCTGCAGGTACGAAAGATTTTTTCGCGCCGTCATCAACACCGATCATTACTGAACCTACAAACTTATCAGTTCCATCAGTTGAAATAGTTCCAGTGAATTCATCAATGAAAAGAATTTCAAAAGTTGTACCAATTGTGCTTGGGTTGTTTGGATCTCTTCCTGGTCCCGCAGATGCTGAATCAGTTCCACCAACGATTGACGGTAAAGTAATCGCAGTAGGTGTTCCAGTTGGGTCCATAGTAACAATTCTGCCTGCGTGGTCTTTAACTGTTAAATCAGTAGCTAAAGTCAACGCAACAGTTGATCCTGGTCCTATTGATTGGAATCCAGCACGTGATCGTACCGGTCCATCAAATGTAGTATTTGCCATAGTATTATCCTCCTAATTACGTTCATGCAGTCTTTAGGCCGTCGACTATACTCGTCTACATGAACTTATTTGTATAGTGATTAATTTATATACTAGATTTTAGTAGAGTGCAAGAGAGCCTATAATGTGGAGTGGATTTTTTCCAACGATGTAGCTTTTTATTAAGTAGCTACTGAAACTTGGGGTGCAGCTTCATCAATCTTATTAGCTAGATGCTCTCTTTTAGCTTCTGCTAATTTTATATGGCTAATTACGTCTCTGACTTTTCTGTCAATCTTAACCATATTGAGAGTATATCTACCCTCTTTAAGATGCTCCTGCTCCCATTCTAGATCCAGACCCTTCTTTTTTGTGTAAAGGTCGTTCAGATGTGTTTGCATTTGCTCCATCCATAACCTCCTCATAGGTTATTCTATTAACTCGGTCATCATAAGAATTTCCGAGGTATTCCCAAACTATAACTTTTTCTCCCAGTTTGTCAAGTATAGCTTGTTCTAGTGAGGCTGGGCTATCCTCTGATATAACAGTGAATTTACTATGATAATCATAGGCCCAGATAGTAACTAGAAATTGTTTCATTTTTGCTTTCTATTATTGAAATGAGGCGGAACTATGTCCCGCCTCAAATTTTCTACGATTACGCTCCAGATACTCCGAAGATACCTCTGTAGTCAGAGACACCAAATCTGTATCTCTCTCTAGCTTTGTATCTTACGTTACCAGTATCGAAATCACCTTCCATTGCTGTTCTGATAGGCGATCTTTCAAAGTACTTCATACCGTTTGGTACGTCAGTCATTAAGAAAAATGCATCAGTGTCAGTTAAGAAATTGTTCACTCTGTAACCTTGAGGAACCATTCCCATAGAAACGATTGCGTTGATATCGTTGTCAGCTGTTGAAGTTCTACCTTGAGACTTCATCAATCTCTCTGCAGTAAATTGTAGCTCAGAAGGAACGATCATTTTCACTCCTCTTGCTGCAATTTTTAAACCTCTTTCGTCAGTCATTTTAGCGATCTGAACTAATGAATCTTCTAGTGAAGTTTCATTAAGGTCTGCTTGAGTTGATAAAGTGTTAGACACTGTTCCAGCGATCGTTGGGTGGTTTGTAACGAATAAGTTACTACCATCTCCAGAAGTAAAAGTACCTCCAGAGAAACCATTGATCAATGGATCAACTGCTTTAACTTGTTTTGTGTTCGCCATAGATCTAGCTAATGCTTTTGTATATCTAGAAGCAAGTCTGTCATACAAGTTATCCTCGATCGCTTCTTCAGTGATCGCGAACGCAAGTGCAATAGTTTCCATAGTGTATCTAGCTGTGTAAGTCTCTTGAGCTGTGTCAAAAGTCACTGCAGATCCTTCTGGTTTAGCTGCTGCATTTGCAAAACCTGATAACATAACTTCCTCTTCAAACGCTCTGTCTGAAGTTTCTGTTACATATATTTCAGCATGCTGATTCTCATAACGTTTATATTCCAGTCCGAATAGTGCATTCAGGCCTGGTTCTAGTTCCTTAACTAGTTGTCCTCGTGATATAGCCATTATTTATCTCCTATTCTCGCTATTATATTCCCGCTACCGCGGCTTTGTAGAAGTGCTCGTTAATTGTAACTACGAAGTTAACGTTTGAAGTTGTTAAATCGTTGTTATCAATGTTAGTCGATACTCCCATTACTTTTAGCTGACCTGAAGTTGTACTTACAGTTGAGTCATCTAGCTCTACTTTTGAAACGTAGTTAGCTGAATCACCTGCTGCATACAAGATGTCGTAATTCATGAACACATCAGTTTGCGCTGAGGCAAGTGTGTTGTCCGATTGAATTTCGAATCTTTCATACGGGTCATCTGCTACGAAAGCAACAATATCTGTAGCTGTGTTAGAAGCTTTCAGATTGTTTGCAAACGTAGGCTTACTTGTGTTTGCGTCGGTAAAAAATATTCCGTTCAAAGAACCGATCAGTGTTTCACCAGCTGCCGCAACTCTTATAGTTCCTTGAGACGCTGCTCTCACAGGGTCTTGGAAATATATAGCTGCTGAACTAGCAGATACACTGTACTCGGATAAACCTTGATTGGCATCATTTTGTCCGACTTTTCCGATCGGTCTTAGACCGAACGCTGCGTCTTTATTTGCCATGTTATGTCCTCCTTATGAACATTTTAGTTTATCCTCTAGTGGTTAAGAATTCTTAATTAGGATTTCTTTGAGCCACCAAAAGTCACACGCGATTGCCTATCGATATCGATTGGCATGCTTGGGTGCTGTTCCTTCATAAGATCGTTATCCATTGCCTCAACTTTATCACTATGCTGTTTTGCATAATATTCTGTTCGTTGCTGCGCAATCTCTTCCGGTACCCTAGCCAGCACTAGGCCGCCTACACCGATCACTCCCTTGTATTTGCCATCTTCCACAATTGGATAATCAGAATCAGGATATTCATCGGATCTAACTAATTCATAACCAGATCGTAATCTGCCTTGAATATTTTTAGAGTCGTTGAATCCTAAAGATTCTGCTCTTAGCCATCTGTGTCTAAAACCTGTTGGCGCAGGGGGTGCATCTAATGATGACGGGGGAGTCCAAACTTTTTTCTTTTCAGAAACTTTTTCTCTAGTTTGACTCGCACGGGATGCTCTTTTATTATTTTCTTCGCTCATATGCTTACGCCTCCTTCGTGATTTTTAATTGTTTCGCATATTCTTCAAGTGGCACACCTAATTTTTTAGCGATTGCTACCTGTGATGATGTGAGTCTCACAGTTTGGCGACCAGATTTTGTACTTCGCTTCGCTGAAGCTACTGTCTGTACTGGCTTGGTCGTTTGTTTTTCAGCCGTATCGCTATTATTACCAAATTTATGCGGGAATTCAAGTCTTATTCTCTTGTCTATTTCAGCATAATATTCGTCACTTGATGGATCATAACCCTCATCAGTAATTTTCTGATGTAGATCAAAAGCTGTGTAAGTCATAGCTGTATCCTTACCAAACCATGTGTTTTTCTCACTCCATGCTTCAGCTTTAGGATCAGGTGTACCTGCAGCGGCTGTTTGTCTAGGTAAATTAACCTGAGGTTTTTTATCCGATTGTTGTTTTTCAAACTCAGCCTGGGCAACTTTTGTTTCCTCAAGCTTTGCTTTTTTATATCCAAATTCAGATATAGACGCTAAAGCTTCTGATTCAGCTTTAAGATCATTTGCTTCTCTTGCTGCTGCTAGTTTAGCTTGTGCTGCGGCTACTCCTGAATTAATACTCTCTTCTGTTACAGCTACAAAGTCAGGTTGTAATTTAGAAAGTTTGCTTTCAGCGTCTCTTTGTTTTTTTAAGACGGTTTGAGCATAAGTCACAGCTTCGTCTTTTTGACGTTCTGCTTCTCTCCATTTTTTAGTTAACTTTGCAATTCTTCTCTGTACACTGTCAGAGTAGTCTTTCAATTCTGTATCGTCTTTCTGATCTAACTTAGTCTCTCTTTCATTTTCGTGAGTCTTATCTTCATCGACTCTTTCGTCTACAACAGGTCTTACTGTTGGTTCTTCTTTAACAGTTTCTTTTTCGACAATCTCGTTTTCATCCTTTGCTTCTGGAATGTCTACATCCATAGCAGGACCTGTAGTATCGAGGTCAACTGTTTTTTTCACTTCGTCAGTGTCTGGCATAGTTTTCTCCTTCTATGTTTTAGTATTGATGAAGTATGTCTTCGGGTTTTTCGATGGTTGCTAAAACTTCATCGTCATTTAGCAATCTAACTTCCCCGCCATCGATTTGTATTCGGCTACCTGCATATCTTGCAAAGATAACCCAATCTCCTTTTTTACACCAAGGTCCTTCAGGAAATTTTTCCTTATCATAACAATGTGGACCTTGAGCAAGAACAAGACCACAAGTAGAAGCTACTTGTTGTCTCTCTAAAGTTTCTTGTCCTAAAAATAAACCGCCTTTTGTTTTTTCAGGCATTTTAAATGGAAGGACTAACATCCTCCATCCAGTTGGTTGTGGTAATTTTTCTGTTTCTTTTTTCTTTAAACGTTCATAGCCATCTACTTCTTTTTGATGTGCTTCTTCGTTTTGTTTCTCGTACTTATCTAACAACGCAGACTTAGTCTTTGGTGTTGAGTTTGATGACTGTTCCTTTTGCATCTTGTTGCTCCTTCTTGTTTAGCAGGTTAGAGATATCCTGTGATATTTTTAAATAGGCATGTGCCTGTCCCATCATATATTTGTATTTCTCCATATTGTCAATAGTGCCGGCAATCATAGCATCGCCGATCTGTTGATAGGATTCTTTAAGATCTTTTTGTAATCTTGTTATTATTGTTAGATCATCCATTTAACATTTCCATCTTCTCCGTGCCTGTCTTAGTCTTGAATTAGGATTAGCCGCAGCTTTAGGAAATTGTTTCATTTGACCTGCGCTTCTTGCGCAATACGATTTTCGCCTTTTAGCGGCAGCGGACCCTTTTTTAACTTTACCGGTCACAGCTGTTTTTAGTTTTGAGCCAGGGTTTTTTCTTCGGTATGCAGCAACACCAGCTCGTGTCATTCCTGCACCTTTTTCCGTAGGACGGAAATTTTTTTTATTTCTTTTAGGCATAGTGCCTTTGTTATATAATTCTCTTGGCATTTGTGATCTAGATATCATACATCCTCGTCATATCAATTATTCCACCATTCATTGCTTTCTTTCTTTTTGCAAAAGTTGCAACGTTAGTTGGTTTGCCTCCCGGATTCCCCGCAGCTCTCTTTCGTTTGACAGCACTCGCCTTTTGCGACTTTGTCATCCGTGTGGCTTTCGCAAGTGGAACGCATTTTGGATATTTTCTCTTTGAGCCCTTTGACCTCCCGCAGGGTTGAAATCGCCCATTCTTTTTCGGAGCTCCAATGTCTACCCATTTTTCTTTTACCCATTCTCTTAAACCTTTATCCGCCATAAATCATTTTAGTCATGTCTTCAACACCAGTCACTATAAGTCCACCATCTTGAGCTTTCTTACGTTTCTTTTTACCACCTGGTGTAACTTTACCTGAACAAACTGCAGAAGCGTACATATTAGCATACGCGCTTGGGTACACTTTAAATTTTCGCTTTGCTGCGGCTTTACCTTTAGGACATAGTTTTGCCATTATACTTTACCACCTCTTTTTTTATTTGTTCTACTACTAATAGCATTTTTTAAATGCGTTATAGGCGCTGCAATTGTTTTAATAATTTCACCTGGATATGTAAAAAAATTTCCTTTTACATTTTTAAAACCTTTTCCTCCAGTTAGTTTTTTTTGATCTTTTATTCCAACCATTATATTAACCCCTTATAATATTTTTTGTAAGATTTATTTCCAACCTCAACACCCCCTAAGTCTCCAGAAATATAACTTCCGTTATAATTCTTTTGAGCTTGTCTTATCATTGAGTTGCTATCTGTACCTTTAGAAAAATATTTTCTACCGATCAGAGCTTCTTTAACTGCAGACATTTTTTTAGAAGTTTTCTTTTTCTTCTTCTTGCCTTGCATTGACTCAATAAGTTTTTTAATGTTTCGTTTGTTCATTATCTATTGATCTTACCTTTTTTCTTAGCTTTAGAACCAAATTTTCCGTAAGACTCATCTCTGCTAGCTTTTAACTGTGCAGGAGTTCTTTTCTTTTTGATTCTCATTGCGATAGATTCATCTTTTCTATCTTTGTAGCCTTGTTTTTTCTTACCAACTTTTTTCACGGCTCCTCCTTTTTTAAACATTTTTCCGCCTCTCATTCCCATGTCTGGTGAATAAAAGCCAGAAGCTTCATCTTTTCTTGCAGTGCCAGAAATAGTTTTTCCGCCACCCATTTTTCCAACACGTCCTCCGACTTTAAATCTGAATCGTGCAGGTCTTATTCCGTTTTGTCTCATTATTTTTTACCTCCGTTCCGAAATATTTGTGTTCCTTTTATACCAAAAATGCTTCCGACGACGAGGATCCAGAGTGAACTGAACCAGGTCGGGAGCGCCGCAAAATGCTCGAAGAACACTTTAACTTTGTCGAGCGCTTCTGCGTCATCCGAAAAAACTCCCCAAGCGAGCACAATGATGGGCGCCGAGAGAATTACTAAAACGAATTCGTCCTTGTAGTCATTTTGTCTAGCTTCTAGCAATTTGCCCTGGTAAGCTTCCTCACCTCGAGCTTGACGCTCTGCATGTAACAGTTGTGCGTCTGACATTGCGACTTTTGCCTTCTGCTTATTAGCGTAAATTTTACTTCCAGCAGACACGGCTAATTTTATTGCCGATAACCACATATTAATACCAAGTAGCTTTTTTACTCTTTGACTTCAGCATTCTTTTAGTTCCTTTAACTTGAACTACATCGCCAGTTGGTATTACATTTGGTTGCATACCATCAGCTAAAGTTTCAGTTCTAGGATCTCTCTCCAAGTTTTGACCTGGAGTTTCAATATCGATGCCACCATTTTGGAAACCATCTTTATTGATGTCTAATGCTTTGTTTGCATTTACTTTTTCAGCCATTTGTCCTCCTATTTTTTTCTTAACTTCTTCAATGTTATAGCAAAACGTGCTCTTTGTCCAAGCTTTCCACCTTTTTTAGCCGCTGCCTTTAATTTTGACGCTGGAATTGTTTTGCCTTTTTTAATTCCTAAAGATTTTCGTAGTGATCCAGGTTTTTTTATTGCTTTTTGGATAAATTTACCGCTACCACCTTTTTTAAACACTCCTCTACCTTTAAGAATGTCTGCTTTTGTCACTTGTCCGTCACCGGTTAGGTCTGGGAACTTTTTTCTCATCTATTTTCTCCTTCATATTTTTCTATTTCAACACTTGGCATCATTTTATCTACATTTGGAATAGATTTGCTCAAGATTGTCTTTTCAATTGATGTATCAGCCCTTAGTTTTGCTAATCTTGCGTTCTGATCCAGCTTATCATCATGTTCTCGCTGGTTCATCATCGCTTTCATACGATCGAGATTAATTTTTTCTTGTCCCTCTCGTTTCTTACGCTCGTTATCCATAGCTCTAAGGTCTAATTCTCTTGCTCTTAACTTAGCAATCGGGTCATTATCAAATTGTGAAGTAACGGCTTTCTCTTCTTTTAAGAATTCACCCATCATTTCAGCAATCAACACTGCTTTTCTAGCTTCAATCTTTTGTTGCAACTGTTGTCCTTGCATTTGTGTTTGAGGATTTTGCATTAACATCTGTAATTGTGGCAACTCCTCTCTAAATTCTAGTTCAATCTGTTCTTGTGACATTAAACTTATGTGTTCAAAAATATTTTTTTCCATTGCAGCCATTACCATTGGATTATTTCTAGCAATGTTAGTTGCCATGAAATTTAAATGTGAAGTAATGTGTGCTCTGTGATCTTGTCCAGGGAAAGCTTGAAAAGGTTTTCCACCTAATGCCATAATATTTTCTAAACTTGGATCTAGTGGCACAGGTTGCTCTGGTTTCTTTAATAACAAATCAACATTTTTTACACCTAACGCATCGTACATATTTCTATACGCCTCGTACAAATTGTGCATTTGTGGATTGGACGTTGCCAGTTGCAACTCTGTTTGCGCGAGGGAAATACGCTGAGTTTGTGAAAAGATGTTAGGGTCGGCAACTGGCAGTATATCTACACGATCATCAAAGTCTTGTTGCTTGACTGTTCTTTGACCCCCAACTATGTCATACGGATATTCCGGTGGTAGATATAATTTGAAAACACGCGCTAGTAATTTAAACTCTTGTTTAAGCGCAGCATAAATTCTTTTGTGTATAGCTGACATAACTCTTGATCCTCTTTCCAGAAGAGCAACAGTTGTACCAACAGCTGCTTGTTGATTACCATCACCAACTTGCATATCTGCAATCGATGCAAATCTTTGACCAGCTGAAACTACGACACCCATTAATTGTAATAAAGTTTGTGACGGTTCTTTAAATGGCAACATCATAAATGAATCTTTTAAGTTACCACCAGGAGCATCTACATCTCTAAACTCACCAGGTTGTATAGATTGAGCATCATCTCTAATTCTGATGCCACGCATTTTAAATCCTGCGGGTAGGTTGGAGAGCGTACCCGCGTCCAATAATTGACGAAGAGCTGCAGTTGCAGTTCTAGACAGACCACCAATCATATGGATAAGACCGAAGCCATAAAATCCTAAACCCGGTAAAAATTTAAAATGGGTAAAGTATGGAATCTTAGCTTTGTTCGGATCTCCAATTTCATAATTTCTTCTGATAGATAAAACTTTTCTTGTAGCTTCTTCAACAGTTACAATGTACGGAATTTTTATTCCAGATGGCTCACCTGTTTCTTTATCTGCGTCTTCAAAACCTTCTAGATCTAAATTAACGTGGCATTCTAAAATAGTATAGATATCATCGTCTTTTGATTTTCTTTGACCTTCTAGATCTCGTTCTTTTTTCTCAACTTCATTTTCTTGATAACCAGGTGTACCAAGTTCTATATCTAAATAGAAACCTGCAACTTGTTGTTTTCTTAATTCGTTTTTAGAAATCTTAATCCGGTGTATGACTGCCTCCGCATCATCTAATGAGGTAGCTGAGTAGGGGACAATCAAATCATCCGCCGGAACAAACTTCGAAACTGCTTTACCAGAAAGTTCATCGTAATAAACTTTCTTGAATGTTGAACCTGCTAGTGGCAAGTAAAACAACATTGAATCGAAGTCGGGCTCATAGTCATGCATTTTTTCCATGAGCTCATAATTCATATAATCTTTTACACGTTCTGACTGCTGTTGCTTTTCTGGAGTTGGAGCACCAACGATTTGTGTTCGTACAGGACCAGAAGCTGGTAATAATTCTTTGTAAGCTAAAGCTTGAAACTGTGTAACAGCTTCTGCTAAAACTGGATGAGTTGCACCTGAAGCTCCTTGAAATGGTTCGGTTCTCATATCGTATTTGAAACCTAAAAGATCTAAACCTTGGGTATAAGTTTTTTCCCAATCTTTTCTGGACATGTTGTAGTCCATATATTTTTGAGTAAGGTCACTTCCTAATTCGTCTAGGACTTGGTCCTCTAAAAATTCTGCTAAGTTTGCGTAGTGTTCGTCACCACCTTCTGGTGATGCAGCATTAGGATCAAAGTCAACTGTAACTGATCCATCATCTTCTTCTTGTATTTCAACAGGACCTTTTTGAGATTCTTCAACTGCAATTTCTTGATCTACAGTTTCTTGTATCTCTTCTTGTCCCGGAACGTTAAGTTGTTTTCTTGGCTCGTTTGGTAAAGCCTTGTCCATTTTGTCTGCCATTTGTTTTCTCCAAGTTGACTGTTTTAACAGTATTATAGTTTAAATTCAAGCCCTGAGGCGTGGGTCCGGATTCAGGCGGCAGGAGCCATTTCTTAGGGTAGCTTGATGTTTTTGATTTGATCATTGTATTTTCCGAATGTTGGTTTTTCTAAATTCATAAATTTATCAGCTTCTTTTAATTTTTCTGTCATCTCAAAATCATCTTCTTTTATAGGTCCAGGAAAACCTACTAATTCTCTAAAAGTTTCTGGAGCTTGTTCCTGCATTCCAGCTATTGCAGAGGTTGATTGAATTGTTTTTTGAAGAGGACTTTTATCTAAACCTTTTAACCATCCTGCAGCAGATATGAGAGCCTCAGTGTTAGGCACTCCAAATACATGGTGAAACAAACCATAATCAATAGCAGCTGCTACTGTTCCTCCACCTTTTCTTACAAATTTATTAGGTAAAAATTTAAATATATTCTGACCTTTATTGAAAGCACTTCTTAAGAAAGTTTTAGCTTTATTAGCTTGATCACCAGTTAAAGTTATACCAAATTTTTTAAACTCTTTATCAACATCGGCAATAGCACTTTTAGCATTTGTTTTCGCATTTTTTATGTTCTCTAAGAATATGTAACTTTTTTTAATTCCCTCTTTATCTGCATCAGATATTTTATTTGGATCTATATTCCATTTATCTTTTAATTTACCCCCATCATTAAAATATTTGTTAACAAATTTTTTAGCTTCTTTTTCTGTCATATCAGGAAATATATCTAGCATGTCCATAGATTTTCCTTTTTGAAAAATTTCTCCATACGCTTTATTATTACTTAAAGTAACTGTTTTATAGCCATCAGATAAAGCCACGTATTTCATTAATTTGTTATCTTCTATCTGTAATAATTTTTTCTTTTCGCTTTCAGATAAATTTTTATTATTTTTAATTTCTCTAATTTTTTCTTCTGCTGCATCTATTTTATAATCAAGATCTGTATATCTACCACTTCCTTCTCCTTCAGATCCTGACATAGATTGATTAATTTTCCATGGTGTATAAATAATATTACTCGGTTTTATTTTAACGTCTGGGTTATCAATGTTTTGTGCGTGTCCTTTGTGAATTACTTTGTCACCAGTTTCAAAAGTTTCAACTCCTCCACGTTCTGAAATTTTACCTGATCGTTCTTTTTTATCTAAATATTTTTTCTTTTTTTGCTCGTTTAAAGTTGTTAAATCTGGTGGTGCATTTTTGATAGGATTTGTTTTTCTATAATCTTGTACAGCTTCCATGGCATCTGCTTTACTTCCAAAGTCAGTAGAAAATATTGTTTTGTCTCCAGAATTAATTTGTGCTCTGTATAAAGTTTTTTTTACTCCAGTTTTTTTATATGTTTCTGGTCTATTTCTACTACCAATTACTTCTATAAAATTTTGTTCAATAACGTTGTTTACTTTTTTAGGAGAGCCTACCTTTACTAAAAATTTATCTTTCTTTTCAGGTATAGGTGGTTTCTTTTTTGATTCTTTAGATTCTACTATAAATTTTTGTTTAGCCTCTAAAGCTTTGTTTGCTTCTATTTCTGATGAATAAAACTGAGTTCCTTCGAACTCAGCTGGTAATGTTTGATTTTTACTTTTTTTAAAAACAATTTTGTGTGTATCAGTGTCTTTGGCTCCTCTATTGTAATCTCTATTTACGATAGGTCTTACTTTGTTATATCTATCCTCTGATCCTTCACTAAACCCTATACGTCCTCCATCCGATTGATTTATTCTTTCAATGATTTCTTCTTGTGAAAGTATTCTTGACTTACCTTCATTATCAAATTCAAAATCAGGTGCAGTACCTCCAGGGTTTTCACTAATCCATTTATCCCAATAATCTTTTCTTTCGATTGCAAATTTTCTTGCATCCTCTCCCGAGATTAAACCTTCTTTGATATATTCTTGAGTCTTTTTTTCTAAGTCAGGTAAAATAAATTCCGGTGCTATTGTATTACTACTAACAGACAATACCGCTGTATCAATACTGTTAAATAAATCTTTTAGTTGTTTTGGTTTTTTAGGTGGGATAGTTCCGTCAGCTAAGAAAGTTCTGTTCGCTTCTTGAGCTCTAAGTTTTAATAATTCTTTTTCATCTTGAGTTGGAGATTCGATATACGAAGTTATCGCCTTCCCATAGTCAGCGATCTTCATGTTAAACTCCTAGGATAGCTGGTAATCCTCCGGCAGCAACGTCAGCTCTAGCTTGACCAAGTTCCATTCTTAGGAAGTCATCTATTTCCATAATAGGCATTCCAGGTCTTTGCTCGTTCATGTCGTATTTGTACTGTTCATACATGTCAATTTCGTCAGTAGAATATTTACCTGGCTCGTAAGATGCTTGCATTGATGCGTTGTCCATGTTGTTAGGACCAGACGTGCTTGACATTTCATTCATGTAAAAATCTCTGATTTCTTCGATTGATCTAGGTCTACGATTTTTTCTTTTGATAAATTCTTTGACAACTTCTTCGATTCTGATGTTCATGTCCTTGTTGCCTGATGCCAGTTGAATTTTTTCTATACCCTCTTTTTCCATCCTATCCCCTTTTAAAATTTTTTCTAAATCACCCATGGGATCCATGTCGATTTCTTTGATTTTTATATTATTCCTTTTTATGTAGTCCGTCAAGGATTCTCCTGCCTCCACTCCTACACCAGAGTTATAAGAATCAATTACACTTTCGTATGTTTCAAATTCCATTAATAATACACCTTTTCTCGTTTTGGCAGTAGTTCATCCTTATAATCTTCAGGGTGCTCTACTAAGCCTCCTTGCCTGAATCTCATCACAGCTTGGGTCATACTATCGACCAAGTCATCATGATCTCCAAATGGAAATGCTGCACATTCTTCAATGACGTCCTGTGCAAATTCCATTTCTTTGGGCGCCCATATTCGGCCACTCTCAAACAGAGGTGATACCGAGTTAACCCTAGTGTGCTTATCGTTGCCTTTACTAGGTGTAAAATTTATAACAGGAATTCCCATCTTACGCAACTCATAAGTTAATGGAAGCCCTGATGCCTTACTCTCGATTATAACAGTTTCTGGATTCCAGTAGCCGTATTGTTCAAGCGCGACTCTACGAAGTTCTGGAAACTCATACCTACCTTTGATTGCATCTACTAAAATTAAATTTGGTGGCTCGTCTTCCGATGGACGAAAGACTCCCCATGTCGTTATCGCACTGAAGTCTGCTGTTTGTTTTTTCATAAAAGCTGTATCGTAAGATTGTATGACGTGCTCTAGGACTGGCATCTCTTCGTGTTCCCAGTCTTGCCACCATTCTCTTTTAATTAAAGCTCCTTCTTCTGAAGTGGGCTTTTGCATATACTGAGCATTCCACTTTGAACCAGGGATCGAGGCTTTAACTCCTTCTAAATCTTTTAGACTCCAATATTCAGGCCAAACAGGTTTACCAGACGGCATGATAGCAGGGAACTCAATTAGTTCCCACTGATCTGCTTTGATTTCTTTTTGTGCAGAAATTAATTTACCTGTTAAATCTTTTTCATTCCATCTTGTCATGATTAACAAAATAGATCCACCAGGTTGCAAACGTTGTCTAGGACCTGATGTATACCATTCGAATGTTCTATCTAAAGCTTGTGAGTTCATAGCATCTTGTTCAGTGTGTGGGTCATCAATGATTAATAAATCTGCACCCCGTCCTGTGATTGCCGATCCTACACCCGCTGCATAATATTCACCACCTTGTTGGGTTTCCCATTTACCAGCAGCTTGACTATCTTCTTTTAATCTAGTTTGAAATACTTCTTTGTATTCAGCTGAATCCATAAGTTGTTTTGCTTTACGACCAAACCTAACTGATAACTCTGTTGTGTTGGTAGACTGAATAATTTTTAGTTTAGGATTTTTTCCTACCATCCAAGCAGGGAGAAGATAAGAACCAAATTCAGATTTAGTATGCCTTGGTGGCATATTGATAATTAATCTTTTAATTTTACCGGCAGCTAGTTTATTAAACTTGTCAGCAATTTCTTTGTGATGTTTACCTTCAATAAAATCAGGCCATACATGTTTTACAAAGCTTAAAAAGTCATCTCTAATCTTAGACTCTTTTATCTTCTGGTCATGCTTATTCATTAATAAGGCTAGCTCACGTCTTACATCTGCAGGTAGCTTATCTATGTTTTTTAACTTTTCTTTATCTATTTTCATTTCAAAAAAAATTTCTGCAAAATTTTTAGAGGTTGATTTTGAAACCTTGCAAAGTATTTATAACACACTTATGTACAAAACCTAGCATAAAGTGTTTGATCTGGGACCCCTTTTTGTAAAAAAAGAAAAAGCTTTTTTAAAAAATTTCAAAATCGATAATGGCTCTGGTACCTCTATGCCGGGGCCGAAGGCCCTGTGGAGCGCGCCCCGCAGGGGCGCACAACCTGTAGTTGATGCATTTATTGCATACAACTTTTAATCTAACAAAGTCATATAAGCTTTTGGATTAAGACGACTAAACTTGTCCAAAGCTTTTTGCATCTTGTCCCACTGCTCGAGTGCTTCATGGTAAAAGACGCTATCATGTATGTCAGCTTCTTCCTTTGTTAGAAACTCACGTTGTCCCGTGAATCTGTTTCTTCTTTCTTCTGTTTTCATATCCCATATCATATAGGATAAATCTAACATTGTCAACCCCTGCCTTCTACCTGTGGAAACATATAGAACCATTTAAGAGTGAATGTAATTGCCAACACTACACCCAACCAAAAGTCAAAGTGAATTGCTAACACTACCCCTAAAAATATCATTGCAAAATGCAATGCAAAGTAAATTGCTCTCAACATTAATTTCTCGCTTTCTTCCAACTTATCATTGGATTAATACAAGTCGTATATCTTTCTAGAACAGTGTCCCAGAAGCACATATATTTCTTGCCGCCTTGTTCCCAGACTCTGCAACCCTCTTTGTTTAAATTGCCGACTCTGAATATTGTTTTATTATATTTTATAGCTTTCCATGAAACTATAAAATCTGTTTGGTCTTCTATCGTTTTTAGTAGTTCTTTCATAATAAGGGTATCCTATACTAAATAGGATACCCTGTCAACCCCTTTAATTTTTAAAGTTTGGGAGTGCCTGTAAATCTTGGTTCCACCTTAACCCAATCTTTTTAGATACATTGTCTAAAGCTATTGCCAGTGTATCTGGTGTTCCGCTTTCCATAACAACATCAAGAGCTTTTGTTTTAAGGTCTTTAAGTTGTTTAAGTTTAGCGCCTTCAGGTCTTCTCTCAATTTCTCGTTCTGCGAGAGTAGACGCCCAGTCCCTTAATTGATCCTCACAATCACGAAGAGTTATCTTATCATCATTGTATCTACCATTATAACCTTTTGTAAAATTATAATTTAAGTCTTGATCTTTTGGTTTTTTCTTTTCAAAAAATGTTAGTGCTGTGTTTCTTGCTTCCTCCAACATTTTTTCTGCTTGTCTAAACTTGGCAATAATTTTATCTGCGCCCATTTTTTTAGACAGCTTATCAACCGCTTTGTCAGTTGCTTCAGTCTTAAATTGTTTAACCAATAATTCTTGCTCGTCAATCATTGGGTTAAATTGCCTTTTCACTTTATTTCTAAAATGATCTAGCTGATATTTAGTCATTGTTTTACTCATATTTATTTTTCCTTTCTATATCCCACACTATCCTATATCTAATATCTTGTCAAGTCCTATTCCTGCGCACAACCTGTAGTTGTATGGTCCAGTTTAGAATGGTTCTAATGTAGATTTTTTATTATATACACTAACCACCATCCCCAGCCACCGTCCAAGTGTATAGGATAATTTAGGATACGTCAAGAAAATAATTTAAGTTATCCACAAATTTATTTTGGTCCTTGCCTTATTCTTGCCTCATTTCTCCTATATACTCCTAATATAACAAAAAGGAGAAATATATGTCAGAGCAAAAATACTTCGTCATCCGAAAAGATAAATGGTTTGATGGAAAAGTTAAATTTACAATCTGTAAGGATAGAACATTCACCCTGGAAGAAGCTACAAGAAATTTATTAGCTTACGACCAATTGAATGATAATAAAGATTACAGTTACCACCTTCAGAAAGTTGACCCTCAATTTATGGAGGACACTAACCCTTTAGTTTTAAGTGAGGATATGGAAGTTAAAACCAATGGGAAAGGTGAAGAAGAATTGCCATTCTAACGAATGGTAACGGCTCCTGGGTATGAGCCTTGATAATAACTGCCCGGGACAACTACAGGTTGAACTTGGAATTAAAGCCATGCAACCTGTACTGATCCCTGGTCTATTAGCTATCCGGGTCGCGCCCGTACCGTTGATGGACCTGGGATCAGTGGGCCCTCGATAGAGGCTAAGCCCTGGTGCACCGGTAAACAATTGCCGCTGGGCTTCAACACCCGCTGGTCGAGCTTCAAGCTTCAAGCTGCAAGCTTGACAGGTGACAAGGATTTATGGTATAGGATTATAAAGGAGAAATTATGAATACAAAAGAAGCGTTAAAAATTATCGGAGGCCTTAGTAAGCCTTCTAAGATGCCTGGATGGGCGTATGGATTACCTGCTAAAGAATGCAAAACAGGTTCCAAGCTGGTGAAGGTTAAGGGCAGCGTTTGCGAAGGTTGTTACGCTCTCAAAGGCTGCTATGTTTTTAAAGTTGTGCAGGATGCGCAGTATAGAAGACTAAAGGCCATCAGGTCACCACTATGGACCGGAGCAATGGCAGCGTTAATCAACAGTAAGAAATCAAAAGAATTTAGATGGCATGACTCGGGCGATGTTCAGGACGAAGAACACCTGCTCAAGATCTTTGCAGTTGCAGGGTTGACCCCGAAGGTCAAGCATTGGATGCCAACACGAGAAGCATGGGTCAAAGCCTTCCTGCCTCTATGTCCCAAGAATTTAGTGATCAGGTTCTCCGTCCCGATGGTGGACCAATCCAGGCACAAGGCGCCCAAAGAGTGGAGAAATACTTCTACAGTCTCAAGTGATTTAAATAAAACTTTTACAAGTGAGGGCCATTTCTGCCCTGCTCCAAAACAAAACAACGAATGCGGAGATTGCCGGGCTTGCTGGGACGCTAGAATTAAAAACGTAGTCTATGGCAAGCATTAATGTGGTATCACCCCAAGTACTACAAAGAATTGAAAAAGATTCGGAAAGAGTTTGAGAGGCAACAAGCGGCAAGCGTCAAGCGCCAAGGTTCTCAAGATGAAGGAGGCAAGCATCAAGCTGCAAGCGGCAAGGTTCAAGCTTCAAGCCGCAAGCGTCAAGCTCCTTGATTACCTTCCCCTCATAAAGTTTTACTTGGTTAAGGGAGAGGGCCTTAACCATAATAAATGTATTCTTCGGATGTACTAGATGAAATGAAAATTGATGTGGAGAAAAGCGAACTGAGTTTCCTCGTGTTACTTTTAATTCTATAGTGAAAAACTGGCCAAAACTATTATACCCCAGTATATCAGGAGTCCCCCATGCAGCGCTATTTTCCAAGCGTGTAAATGATAATTTGCAATTATTTTTAGTAGCGAACGTTTTAATCTCATGCCAAAATTTTCTCTCTGGTTTCACTACTACAACTTCTTAATTACCTTTCCCATTTTCCACTTTTCAGGAGTTACTGTGAAGACCAATCGATGAGATTCTCTTACTCCTATTAATTTATTTTGCAAGAGTTTCATGCCATTGATGTCATAAAATTCTCCATTTGGCAGGAGAACTTGAACACGTGCATTAGCAGCTGCTTCACCTTTTAAAAATTTCTCTAAGACTTGTCTTAATACCTTTCCAGTAAACATAGGTTGCGTTATACCTTAAGTTGTAGTAAACATCAAGTATGGGTTTACCAAAAAAATTAACAGAGCAGCAGATGAGATTTGCATACGAACTTGTTACCAACGAAGGTAGGAAGACAGCAACAGAGTGTGCTATCGATGCAGGTTTTAGTAAAGACTCGGCTAGACAATACGCAAGCAAGTTACAGAATCCAACCCTATACCCGCTCGTAGTACAATACATTGGAACTTTAAGAGAGGAGTGGCAAAAGAAATATGAAGTCACTTACGATAGACACATAGCAGAGCTTAGTAAGATTAGACAAGAAGCTCTTAAAAAGGGAGCGTGGTCAGCAGCTGTCAACGCTGAAGTTGCACGCGGAAAGGCTGCAGGTCTATATATTGAGCAGAAGATAATACGTACTGGTAAACTAGAAGACTTAACAACAGAAGAACTAGAATCGCGAATGAAAAAAATAATCGACGACTACTCTCCGCTTCTAGAGGGAGTGTCTGAAGAAGAATTGAAAGAAAAAGTAAGACAAAAACCAGAATTGCTGAAAGATAAATCAAACTAAAACCTTTTCCATCTTGACAATACAGCCACGTGGAAAAACATTTCTATCGGAAAACAACTCATCGTTCTCTTCAAACGTAGCGAAGGTCCAAATATTTTTTTTATTTTGATCAAACAAATAGGCGTGAGTTATCATAACTGATGGCTGTAGACCTAACGAGTCGTGAGCTGTCGCGTGCCCCGAATCACCCGTCGGATCAACCCACGTAATTTTATAGAAGTAATATCGTTTCTTCTTAATAACTATTGATTTATATTTTGATTTCTTGGCTACCATAGTGTTTTTCTACAGGATTTTTGCTTTTTGCAAAAGGCAAAAAGAATCCTCTCGCGTTGGGTTTTGAGACATCTTGAGACACTCTTGAGACATCTTTGAGGCAGTACTTTAACTAGCAATACCAACAGTTCTAGTCCATTGAGACATTGAGACGGTATGTTTATCTTTTTTATTTTTATTTTTTTAAAAAAGATTTGAAAATATACTATGGGACGCCTCAAAATGATGGGCATTCAAACTCCTCAGTGTTTCCAGGTTCCTGGGGCTTGGGCCTTGGTACATGATATTGCCAGTAATCACTCACTTTTTGTAACCATATCTCACTTCTCGCCCTAAATTCGTCAGGATTTAGCCAAAATTCAGTCACATCTCCACCCATCACGCTAACTAGAATCATTCCAGAACAGATCTTCGTTCCATACATATCGTTATGAGCCATCGCATACGCAGCCGCTTGGTTAAAATAATCTTCGCATTGTCTTTTAGTCTTCGGGTTGTTGCTTTGTTTAAAGTCTATAATACACTCTTGACCTTTGTAGACTCCCACAACATCAGCGGTCCCAGCGTACAATCCTTCATAAGCTAACATTATCTCATTACCCCAGACCTCATTAAGATTTTTAAGAAAGCCATGGTCAATGATAGCCTGAGCCAAGAGGCCTGCTTCCTGACCTCTAGGAGTTAGATCAGCGTGACGTTCTCCAGTCATCTCACCTTCAAGAATCCTATGCATAATCGTACCACGTACAGCAGCATCGTTCTTAATCTTCTCAGCTTCTTCTTCACCTACTCGTTCTCTCCACCTAGCCAAAGCTATCGCTTTACCTTGGTCCGGAACTGCGGATAGGATGGTTGTAACAGAGGGTAATTTTTCTCCCCATCGGTATCGTCTTGTACCATCAACTTCAACTCTAGCTTTCTCAGGTGTTGTTATATATTTAAATTTCATTAGTTAACCTTTCTATATTCATCTAAGCTAACTATGTTTTTAGCCTTTTGATTATCGTAATGAGCAATGACTTGATTAATTTTTTCTAGTTTGGTGTGGGCGTGAGGCCACAGTAATAGACACACGTAATACGCGTCTCTAAATGTACAGCGCCATCTGTATTGTTTTAAATACGGAGTACCATCAACCCGTTTACCCTTACGCGGCTTGTCAGTTAGCGTCCCAACTCCTAACACTTCATGGACCCATAGGAGTACAGACTTATCAGTCATTGTTATTTCCATAGATAATCGCATACTATTAGACATACGATAACCCGGTTTTCCTTTGTGTTTCTTTTTCTTTTCCCATCCTCGTTTGATGTGAATACTACCTTCACCATCAAACAGCCCAGCAATGTAGGCTATTTCTGTTTCTCCAAGCATATTTTAGTATCTCCTGTTTCGATTGTTTTAAATCCATCGAAAGTTAATGCGTGAGCTATCAGATCCATTCGATAAGTATCGATGTCATCAAATATAAAACGCGTGCCCTTACGACTCCTATTGGCAAACCAGGTTGCTTCTCTCATCACAGCTTCTGTTGTGTGAGGCCCATCGAAGAAAACTAAATCATATTGGTTTACTAATTTCTTTTTACCATTGTGATAAATGGGTACACCATTACCAAAAGCATTCATGTATTCTGTATCTTCTAGTTGGAATAGGACTGTTTTCTGGTGGTGTGCAAAATTTTTATTAAAAGTTTCTTTCATTGAATTAGGATAGGTGGGCCGCTTAAAAGAGCCATCGGGATTTTTTATAGGTTGTTTGTTATCATCTATCCAGTATGCAACGAATCCTTCTTTATGATCGATATGTTTGTAGTCAATATCTCCATACGGATCTATACCAATATGGACGTGTGGTTGTTTGATTGTTTCACATATAACATGAGAACTATAACCTTCCCGCACTCCTATTTCCAGTGTAGTTATAAAATCAGTTGACATTACATTCAATTGATCAGTCCATTTAGCTAGTAGACTATACTCTAAACTATCACCACTTATCACAATACACTCTTTTCTGGTTCAAAGTCTTGTAGTATTTCTAACTTCTCTTTTGCATTAGCAATTTTTTCAACTAATTTATCACACTCTTCAACATGTTGAGGATGTTCCCCAATACCCACAGAGTTTTCTAAATAAATTTTTAAAGTTGCATCTGCATGTGCAATGTCTGCATTATACTTTGCTTCTAATGCGTCTAGGATTGCTCTTTTCATATTATTACTCCTATTATAAATCCAACGATAAAACCTATTGATACTAAAACAATTTCTTGTCTGTAATACAAAGACTTAGTCGCTAAATCTTGTTTCCATTTTTTATTATTAATTTGGAACTTCCCGAACAGTATCATCTTCGTCCTCCTCTATTTCGCCTTGATTGTTGCAGAAAGTACAATCGGCCCATTGTTCTTCCCGTGCTTGATCGAATGGCACTCTAACAAATCCGTTGCCATTACATACGCTGCATATTTTTTTCATATACTATCCTTTCTGTAAAAAACTCACGGGCTTTCATCCGAACATATTCGTGATCAAAACCTGCGTACTGACATACTAATGCAAAATCTCGATTAGGTTCTAAAAAATATTCTCTTGCGGATTGTGTAAATAAATTATTTCTAGGACTGCCGTAACTTTTATTACGCCAGTGTCTACCTACTGCATCTTCCAATGCAACAATTAAAACATTCCTCCACAAAGATCTTATTGGATCTTTTGTTTCCCCGAAATTAAGAGCTTTTGGAAATAGACTTTGTTGATTTGCCATTTAATTTCTTAACTTTCTCTTCAACTAACATTCTAATTACCTGAGCTCTAGATAGAGTGATCCCTGGTGCTAGAGTCTTGGCTAGCTTATCAATGTTGCCATAGCAAGTATGATCTACTGCGAGGCTTTTGTATTTGCTTATGTCTGTCATTTGTTGTATCCTTTCTGTTTATACAATCATATAGGATTATATATAATAATTACAAGTAGGTGTCAATGAAATTCTTTTTAACAATATACATATGTTCTAGCATAGCGGGTAATTGCTTTACTCACGAAACATACCCTAAACCACAGGATAGCTACTATGATTGCGTCCGTAATGGGTTATCAGAGTCATACGAGATATTGTACCAAGGTAATTTTAAACAAGAAGATGTAGTAAAATTAAGAATGTATCCTAGATTCGTGTGTGAAGAGGTCATAGTACCTAAGAAGAAACCCGAGGTAGAAGAAGAGACAACTTCTTTGTCAACCGGTACCATTCTTCGCGGTATTTTTCGTCTCGTGACTTATAATATAAATTAGATAATCTATCTAATTCTTTAACGCCCTTGACCAATGTTGGGTTTGAAATTTCGTTTCTCATGTTTATTCATCCTTTTTTTGTGTCTTCCTATCTTCTTTCTTGATCGTTCTCGATAGTTATTTACTCCGAACGTTGTCTTCTTAGCCATTCTTTATCACTCTCATTTAGTTTTAAATATCTTATACTACCATTAACATGTTGTCTAGTATCAGCACCACAATTTGTACATCTATAATAATCAGTAACGATTGCAACCATAATAGTTTCTTCCTCGCACTCTTCACAATGTCCGTGCACTGTATCAATTTTTGAAAAATTAAATTTTATTTTAGACAATGTCCTTAGCACTTCCCATTATAGGTTTGTATTTTGTTTTACCCTCTGATTTGTATGCGTGTAGGAATGATGCTCTCGGTGTCCCTTCTATCCAGCTGCAGTGAATCCACCCACTATTAGGTTCGCCTGGAGTGTAGAACTCGAGGATCAATTGATCTGGTGAAAGGTTTGATTTAATCCAATCAAATAATTCAGCATTGTCTACTCCAACACATTCGAAATCTGCCGCCTCAGCTTTTGCATGCTGCGATCTAGCCGAGCTACCGATAGCTTCACATAATTCTACGCTACGGAATCCGCTAGTAATTTTAACTCTGCCGAAGTGATCACGTACTGGCTGTAGGATGTTTTCACATAATGCTTTTAATTTTTCTATTTGCTCTGCGTTAGGATTGTTATTGATACCCTTACGTATAGCAGTATCTGATTTAGTTAACTCTGAAAGAGTAAAGTTACGTGATAGATTCATAATTTTTATCCTTCCTATTATATAGTTTTTTAGATTTAAGTATACGTTGTTTATACCTTCTATCTTTTAATAGTTTAGCCATTTGATTTTTTTTGTTTGATTTTTTATTCAATTATTTTTAAAATTCTTTTTCTATCCTGGTAGACCTCTGTCTCTGCTTTTACTTTTTTACATTTGAAGACTACTCGTTCTGGATTTACTTCTTGTTTAGCTATGCGCTTTGAGTAAAGGCACGCTTTTAAAGAATCTTTATAAACGTGTTCTATCATCGTCCCATTTAATTCTAATATTAATGCAAATACAATCTCTATCATTGGTGACCATTACCATTTCTAATTAATTTTTCTACATCTTCTGTAAGTTTTTTTGTTCTCTCTTGTAAAAATTCTATATTAACTGCATTGTTTCTCATACTCTTAACTTCTATTTCTAACTCATCTAATAATCCTGCGATGTGTTCCACCAACATGAAGAGCTCCGCTTCCCCGGAAGACTGACCAAGTTCTCCACGTGGGTATTTGATTCTAAACTCTGTGTTGTGTTGTAGATCTTTTTCAAATAATTCTAATTTTGTACTGTGCTGGTTGAGCTTCTCATTGATACCAAAATAAGCCCAGGTGCCGATTGCAACGAGCGCTATCAAAGACGCAACCGTCTTCATTGGCATCTGCACTTTAGCTTCGTCAGATATTGTTAAAGGTTTTTTACTCATCTTTTGGTTCCGGCATTATAAAGTCTTTTGGAGGCATTTTCAATGTTGTATTATCCATGGTTTTAGCGTCTGGATTATCTTTTAAATATTTTGTCTTCTCTTCTTTCCATAAATTTTTACGTTCGGGTCTTTCCTCATTCATGTTTACAGGCACAATACCTCTACATTTTGATACCAATAAATCAAAGTTTGAGTTGTGTTTAAGTGTAGGATTTCTATTTACTTTGTTACACATCTTCATTAACTCTAATTGTTGTCTAAGTCGTTCATTTTCCAGCGCTAAATCATTCCTTTCATTGCACTGTAAATTACCTAAATACTTTCTAAACGTAAGTCTTACATCTTGACTATTACTTTCATTCCAACTTTGATCATAATTATCGTAATCATACTGTCGAGCTGACACAGATACATCTACCTCACCAGTTCTACATTCGTTAGGGTATGAATTTAAATATTCGTTTCTAGGATATGCAGGGCCCATAAAAGCTAATAGACATAGCAAAATAATTAATATCCCTGTAAAATAATAATTCATCTTGGCTACCTCCATTGTTCATCCTAATAATTTATCTCTCTGTTTAAATCTTTAATATCCCATTCCATTTCATTAACTTTATTAGCTAAAACTTCATATAAATTTTCAGCCATCTCCCATGTTCCTTCAGCTCTTTCAAGTTTACCTGTTATTAAATTTACTTTGTCTGTAAGAACAGTCATGTCTCTTTGAATGTTTTCTATCTGTGCTTTATTTCCATTAATAGTATCTGTTAAGTTTACTACATATTTAACACCAGTAAAAGTTCCGACAAGGACCGAAGCCACTACCGGAACTAATACAAAATTCTTTTTTAGTAAACTTGCTAAATCCATTATCTAGTCCAGAACATTAATCTTTTAGAAAAATCTTTTATTTTTTTCCAAATTTTTTTAATCATGTTATCCTCCACTTTTTCTTCTGTAATACATGTAGGACATGGTAATCCTCTTGTTCTAATACCACAGATTATGCAAATGTTTGTTGGCTGTGCATATCTAATACTCATTTTTTCTTCTCCTCAATTTCATAGAAAAATTTATCAGTGTCCTCTGTTCTCCACTGGCGAGAGTCTTCTACGTTCCACTCGCTTGTTTGAACTTTCCAGTCCGGGATATCATCCTTCACAGTAAATGAAGGTATGTCCCATATAATTCTGTTGTTTGGCTGGGCCGCATAGTTGCCGTCATCTAAGGCAAGTATATGTGCGCACTTATGTTCGTGCGGTATTTCTGAATGATCAGTGTCTACTATATTACTCTCTGGGTGAGCCCAGTCAACAGTAAATAAATATTTACCTGAATACCATTTTTTATCTTTACCGATATATTTGCCTGCTTGTCCGTCTAGGATATCGTAAGAAGTAATAGCAGGATAATAACTAAAAGAATTCCAGAGCTCCAACTCATCAAGTCTACGTTGAGGAACTTCTTTTGCTTCAAAGCCACGCTGAATGAAGGCGCTAATCGGGAGACGATAAAAGATAGCCCCATTTTCCATAATCGCATGAAATAGGATAGGACGTCCCGTAATTGACGTAACGCCGAAGATGATACAGTCTTCAACTTCTCCATGATGTCTGGTAAGGTCATATAAGTACTCCCTTCTTATTTGTGCATAAGTTACTGGTATGTTTGCATTTAAATAAGCCATAGTCAATCATTTTATTGAGCCCCAATTTGGGCCCGATTCATAGTCTACCTTATTAGGTATCTTTAAGTCAACTGCATTTTCCATAATGTCTTTTATCTTTGCAGCCTCTAAATCATTGGTCACTGATATATCAAGTTCATCATGTACTTGTATATGTGGTGTGATGCCCTCTTTCCATAAATCTAACATAGCTTTCTTTGTCATGTCGGCAGCACTACCTTGAATTAATTTATTTAATGCTTTGTATGTAAATGCTCTTCTCGCAGCATTGTTGTGCCAATAATTTTTCTTACCTGTGTCATTACCATTTTCGTCTAGGAGTGTTGGTCCCATTTGTTGTAACTCTAACATTCTCTCATGATCTTCTGCAGGTACATATTTACCCCAGTCATCACCACGTAAGACAGGTTCATATTTTGGAAACCTACATCTTCTACCAAGTAAAGTTTTTATTTTACCTTTGCTAGATGCAGCGTTCATTAATTTATTCATCAACTGTTTTACAAATGGTACACGAGTATGATATCTTTCTGACAACGCAGAAGCTTTGTCTTTTGATACACCTAACTCTGCCTGTAGCTTTGCTTTACCCATTCCATAAAACAATCCTAGATTAATTACTTTAGCTTGACTACGTGGTATCTCTGCCATGTCTGCTACGATACGGTGAAAATCTGTTTTAGGATTTGAGTCATAAGAATCTGCAATTTGATTTACAGAAGATAAACCAAATCTTAATGCATAGTGTGCAACAAGTCTTGGTTCCTGTTGCGAGTAATCAAAACATCCCCACTTCATACCTTCCTCAGGTATAAACAAACTTCTAATTAGTGGACCTGTATCTGGATCTCTTGCAGGTATTTGTTGTAGGTTTGGATTCTGATATGAAAATCTTCCGGTTACTGTACCACCGTCATCAGATCTTATTTGATTTATCTCCGCATGTATTCTACCACAATGCTCATGTTTTAATATTGTATCTATAAAAGTTGTATTGACCTTGTTTATTTTTCTAGCCTGTGCTATTAATTGCACTGTAGGATGTGGATGATTAGAAAGGAAATTTTTTGTAAATGAAGGTGACTCTGTTTTCTCGGTCTTATCGTAAGGTAAATTTAATTTATCGAAAACTTTTGCAATCGATCTTGCAGCCCATATTTGAGTGTCTACTCCTGTTTCTTTTTTCACTTGGTGTAGTAGCAATTCTTCTTTGGTGGTTAATTCTTTTTTTAATTGATTGGCTGCTTCAACGTCTACCCGCACCCCTAGGAAACGCATATCAACCAAACAAGGAAAAAGATCTGTCTCAAGATTAAAAATATCTTGTATATCTTCTTCAACAATTAATTTTTTTACATGCTGCCAAAGTTCAAAAGTTAACTCTGCATCTTTTTCAGCGTAAGCTCCAACTTCACTTGCAGGCAACTGCCACATGTCAGCTTTTGCATCTAGTCCTCTTGACTTAGCTGCTTCAGTAAGTGACTTTTCATTTTTACCTTTGTTTAAAAAATGCCATGACAAAGTATTGAGTGTGTAAGAAAATCTATTCTCGTCTAGGAGTGAACATGCAACCATTGTATCTACCACTAAACCATTGATATTTAAGCCTAATTTACGTATCCAACATACGTCGTACATAGCGTTATGAAAAATTTTTGTAGCTGGACAATTTAAAATATCTTTAAACCACTCTAAAGTTTTTTCTCGATTAGAGTTTGGACCTTCTGCGTGAGCTATAGGAAAATACCAACTACCGTGTTCAACAGCTACAGCTATCCCAACAACTTCTCCACGTCCTACAACTGCACCTGACCCTAATGATTTTAAACCTGTATCTTTTGTTTCAAGGTCGATAGCTATTTCTTCATGCTCTCTTAAGTCTGGGTATTCTGTATGCATTACCCATTCTGTTTGAGCTTGCATGTAAGTTGGTAGCTTCATATTTTTTCCTTTTGTTTAATAGCTCATCAGCTTGTTTTAGACACTCATCAGCTTGTTTTATAAATCCATTTTTTCTTAACCACTCTGCATGAATTGTTAATATGTTTTTTCCATCTTCCATTTTAGGAATAATCTCTTTCTAAAATCATTTCTAAATAATGAATTGCTTTTTTAATATCTTGTTCTTTTCCTTTTGACTGATGTCTACAAATATATTTTATAGCATTACCCTCTGCAAATAATAATTTGTTTTCATTAATAAATTCTGCAGGTTGAATCTTCATCGAGCGATAATGTTTCCCGCCCACCTGCTCTTCTAAAGAATTATACGTTGTTCCTTTGAACATATCTTTGTTGGTCATAGTTTATATTCCTTTATTACTTTTTTAGCTTTTAATTTATATAGATTATTTCTTGCTCTTGAAATGCCCACATACCACACTCTATGCTCCTCGTCTTGTTTGTCAACACTTTGTTTAATTCCTTTTTGAACTTTACCGCTTTGGTGCAAAGATAAAATTACATTATCTTCTTCACCACCTTTTGCTGCGTGAATTGTAGAAACAAATATTCTAGCTTTACCACTTAATTTTTCCCCTGCTGCTAACATATTTCTAATATATAAAACTTCTTTGTGTGGCGCTGCAGTAAATACTTCATACCATTCTTTATCTTTATTCCAAAATTTTGCGTGAGGTATGTAATCTCTGATGTCATTTATTTCTGCTTCTTCTAACGACTCTTCTATTTTCCATTTGGTATAAGCTACTGCAGCGTTATAGATTCCAACTGTAAAACTTTTACCCTTATTACTTTGATAGTATAAATTCTTACGTCTAAGTTCTTCCATAATTGAAAGTAAATTACTTTTAGTCCTAGATAAAATTAACCAGTTACCTTCTTGTAAGTTAACTTGACCTAAATTATTTATGTGTTGAGCTAATCCTTCTACTGGTCTTGGTAAATATTTTTTATGTTTCCTGATGCCTGCTATACGACTAATGGGGATTTCAGATTGTTGTTGCACAGCTTTTGATATACGTCTTGAATATTTTAATACTATCTCTCTTGCAGGTTCAGTTATAAATTTTTCTACATCCGCCCCAGCCCAAGCATAAATAGCTTGGTCATCATCGCCAGCTAAATATAAATGTTCAGTTTTAGTTTTTAATATGTCAACTAACTTCCATTGTAGTGGAGATAGGTCTTGTGCTTCATCAATAAATATAGCTTTTAGTTTTGGTATCTTGTCTTGTTTTTCAATTAAAGTTTTAATTAAATCGTTAAAGTCCATAAGTTCATTTATTTTTTTATAATCTTTTAAATATCTAGAAATATTTTTTAATGGACCCCAGGTAATAACTTTTCTGTCATGTTCGTTTCTGTTAAATAATTCTTTTATATCTATGTCCAGGTTAATAGCTTTACCTATCATTTGAAAATATGGATTGTTACAAGTTAAATAATGCGTCTGCTCTTCATTATATTTGTCAGAAAAATTTACACGTATGCCTAATTTTTTTCCTATCTCTTCATAATTATAGGGTTGCATAATCTGTTCCTCGTTCATATTCAGGAGATGAAAACAAAACGCATGGATAGTTTGGAAGTATGGAACTTGTTTTTCCGATACTCCCACCCTATCACGCGCTACCCCAGAGGCTTTTTTAGTAAAAGCAAAGTATCCAATCTGGTGATATGGAGTACCAGTTCGAACATATGCTCTTACCCTTTGAAGTAATCGGTAGGTCTTACCTGTACCAGGTGGACCAAAAATTTTAGTTATCTTTGCCATTAGCTTTTTTAAATGTGTCTACTAATTTTCCTTTGTAACCCATGTTTCCATGGTGGACTGTTTCTCCATCAACTATGGCATGAAATTTAAATCCAGCTTCCCTCGCTAAATCACAAAATTTTACATCCTCACCAATCCAAATACCGTCCTTAAATTCTGTCTCCCAAAAATTGTAAAGATATTTAGCTGCAGCTTCAGGTATAGAACTATGGTTTTTAATTTGTAGATTAGGATGTTTAGCCATTAACTGTTCATAAACTTTTCTATGTATTAAAGTTAAACCTGCCGGTCCTCTTTTAATTTCACATACACCTTTGCTATCTATATTTATATTTTCATGATCTTCAAAGTTAACTGAATACTTAACAGAGTTGTCTTGTGTTTTCTTTCTGTATGGGCAGCAGATAAAATCTTTTTCTGATATTATCATTCTACCTATAACTTCAGGTTCAAACTCTACATCTGCATCTACAAACAATTGATAATCAAACCCTGAGTTTAAAAATAATGCTGCTAATACGTTTCTGCCATACCCAATGTATGGACATTTAAATGTATTTATTGTTGTTTTTATTTTAGCTTTGGTAAACTTATCAAATAACTTTAACAAAGATAAACAGGTTGCAACATGCATTTGATCGTACGCAGGTAACGATATGCATATGCTTGGTACTTTTTGCGTCATACTATCTCCTTTTTGTCTTCTATTTCTACTTTTTCGTCTGGTGTTTCTTCTCTTTCTAATCCTTCTACTGGTAGTTTTAATACTCTGAGTTGTGGAAAAGATTCTTTGTTATCGCCTTTGGGAAATCTTTTCTTACAGTCAAAGTCTCCCTTAAATTGTTGGCGAATTAAGTGAGCTGTTCTATCTCTTTTTTGAGTCCAGTCACCTCGTTTAAGTTCTTCGTAAAACTTTTGAAATATAAAATAATAATAGTCATCTTCGATTAATACTGATCCACTTTCAAATGCAGTGTTAGTAGTTGCTTCTGGTCCGTTTACATATTCTATCAAAGCTTCTTTTAAAATTTCTATAGGGTTGGTTCCTATAGGTGGTGGCATATCTTTTTTAGTAGCCCACAATCCTTCAAGAATTTTTTGAAACTCATTCTGTTTTATTATTGGTGGAAAGATACTTGTGCTATCTGCAACTAACTTACGCATTTGTTTTACTTCATCCATACGACTTATGTTCTTTGCGTGCACCTGTACTACATCGTTGTTTCCAAGTTCTACATCAAAAAAATATTCTGGTTCAGGTCTGTAAGTTATTTTAATTAAGTTTGAAAGTTGTGGCCAGTGTGTATCTCTGTTACTTCCTATACCAAATTTTCTTTTAATACATACACCCTTTGCACAATATGCGGAGATAGGTAAGTCATAACAAGTATGACCTGCGGTATCTTTTTTCCAAAATTTTATTTTTTCTTTTACTTTCTCATCACCCCATATTTCATCGTACTGTATATAATCTCTAGCTGCTTCTAATACTTTCTTGTCCCAAGACTCTGGATATTTCTTTTTACAAAAGACCATGTAGTTAAATAAAAATCTATCTCTTTCATCTTTTAATTTGGTGCCTGATTCCTGGACCTGTTTACAGATAACCTGTAAGCATGGTGGTCCGTCTTTTAAATCGTCAGGTCCACCTTTTAATTCATCATTTACTTTTTTATTTATTAATTCTTTTAATGAGTCTTTTGTTTGTAAATTAACTTTGACGACTTCTAAAAAATCTTTGTATTCAATTGGAGAACCATCAGGTTTAAGAGCTCTACGTTCTGTTGTCTTAAAGTATGGTAGATTTATAAAACTACCTACAGTCTTCTCTCCATTTTGATTCTTACCTAGTTTAGTTTGTTTAGGATATATCTCAGTCTTAGATGATAGACCAAACAGGAATAATAAATTTTGTAATACTTCTCTTATTAATGTTGCAGGTACTTTTTCTTTCGTAAAAATATATACATGTAGTCCACCGCTTTTAGATTTGATTGGTATGACAGGTAATTTTTTATCGTCTATAACTTTTAAAAATTTGCCTAGGTTGTAGTCAGAATAATCTTTTGGATCTACATCTATAGCTCCAAATGAGCAGGTGCCTTCATCATCACAAGGTTGTAGTCCTATTGATACTTTGCCGTCTAAATGTTTTTGATAATCTTCGTCTGATATTGCTCTGTGAGCCCAGCCATAATCGCCTGGGTCAATCTTTAATTTACCTGAGTTCTCATCTATGTAACCATTCTCTACATTACAAAAACCAAAGTCTCGTGTTAATCCTGTAAAATACTTTTTAAATTCTTCCATATCTTTATTAAGGGCGTTTCCACTCTCGCTTCCACGCCCTTCTCGCAAGTGTTACTCCACGGTAACTCTATTATACGATGTCTCCAGTATTTTTAGGCGCATCATATTTTGGTTTTGCTGCACCTTTAGATACAGTTTTTTGAAGTTGTTGTGCAACTTCATACAACGATGCATCGTCTTTATTACTGACATCAAGATTTCTTACTCTTGATGGTTTGTAGACATGCCAGCTTTTACTGCCCGCAGTTCTGCCAACAGT